CCTCATATATAGGATCAGAGTATCCTGCGGAGTTGCTAGCTGCAACTCCAAAATCTCCAGCAGCCCATGTGCCTTCTTCTCTTACCCCCGTGATTACCCCGGCTGCTGAGATAGATAACCATGTAGGGATATTAATACCTATAATATCCCAGCCTGTAGGTTCATCACCGCCAGACCAGAAGCCTGAAACGTCAATAGGTGTGATTGCCTGCCCTGCTGTACCATTAGGTACATCAAGGGTTCCTGAAATAATAGGAAGAGCAATAGCAGAGGAAAATACTTCAGTTGCCCCAAGGTATGCTTTAGTAGGCTCAACTGCACCAAGTGGGATTTTTATTACCTCTACGCTTCCTAATTTTATGCTCATCTTACTAAGCCCCAGACCTTACAAATAATACTTTTGCTGTTTCTGCATCATGTACAATTTTATCATATTCAGTTTGAGTTATAGATATGACATGAGTTATATCTGTGTAGACTATCCCAGACAGCGCGGCTAGACCTGATGGATCATTACCTATCTTAACAGCAACTTGCGCTACAGAAGGGTAAGTCCCAGTTTCAGGAGTTAAATCTATATCACTATCTGGAACTGTCATAGTTCTTTTAGTGGCTGTAGCTACAGCAGATACATCAAAATCTAGTTGTTTCGTAGTATCTGCTACGTTATTTACTCTAAATTCAGAATCTAAGAACTCTACATGCTCTGCCCCTGTACCACCACCTGCGGCAGTATTAGGCACTTTACCTAGTAAACTTGCGTTTTGTAGTAATTCCCAAGTGCCTGAGTCTGCCGTAGTGTGTCTAAATGTTAGTCTAGCTATTAGAAAACCTATACCTGTATATTCATGAGGGATAGAGTAGTCTGCAAAGTCACCTAGATCGTCTATAGCATCTAAATCTTTGTTTTCACTACCTGAAGGGAGATTAACCATCATCTTACAAGTAGCATCCCCTGAAACTACACCCCAGATAACTAGATTAAATCTACTACCCGACATACTTGATCCAGTAGAATCAGTTAATATTTGGTTGAAGTCTGTGACTCTGGTATATGGGGTTGTGAAGTCATTAATAGCCCAAACTTCATCAGTAGTTGTGCCATGTTGCATATATGTTTGTTCATGCAACTGAAGTACTTTGGCAGAAACAGTTTCTACTTCTACGTCATCTGCTGCCCCACCATTAGTAGTGATATTAACAGTAGCACCACCACCACTAAGCCATGTAGCATTTTGATTACGAATCCAGCTATTTAAGTGGCTTATATGTCCATTATATAAACCAGACACATGGTCTGTCCAAGCATGTAGTTTATAAGTATCGTATGTTTGTACGCCAGCAGCAGATTGAACTAAAGAGGTTAAGACAGGGACAAAAGGTTCTGCTGTAGGGAATCCCACAGTAGAAGTAGCTAAAGTAGCTGTTCCAGTAACATCAACTATATAAACATAGTTTAACGTTGGGTTAGTGTCTGATCCTGTAGTTAAAGCTATTGTTTGAGAAGCATCATAGATATAGTTAGCCCCATTCGTGATGATCTCAAAGTCTCCTGGACCGCCTTCAGGAATAGCTAGAGTAATAGATGCTAAAACTGTAGTACCGTCACTAGTTACATGTACGTCAGTATTCTTATACGTCATACTATTAACTATAGGTACAAGCCTTACATGCTCCGCTTGGTCTGCTTTTAAGTCTAATGCTGCTTGTGCTGATAAAGGAGAGCCTATAGTACCATCACCAGTAATACCTCCAGAGACTTCAGCGGTTTTCATTGCCTCATTAAAATTCGTTAATGCAGTTAACCCTGTCTCTCCGTCAACTAGTTGTTTTACTTTAGCCATTTCTCTTTACCTTATATAAATCAGTCTATACTGGTGTATTGCGCCAAATATCTGTATTATCCCAAATACCGTTGTTGTTCCAGATACCTGTATCAAACACTGAAGGCAGCAAATCATCACCCCCGACAATCTCACTTAAAAAAGCCCCCGCACCGCTTAATCCACTCTTCCAGGCAACCATTAGCCAGCAACCTCACAAACAGCATCTTGAGTCGTTGCCATAAATCTTACAGCATTAATCACGCCAAGTGGCACATCAGACGAATCAACCGCCACATCACCCAACGCCCAATCAATCCAATTAACACTAGCTGCCTCAATCCTAATATCGCTCAAAGGCGAAATAGACACTTGCGCTTTAGCCGTACCCCCCGCCCCCGGAAAAACTGAAATCGTAGGCTTTTCAACACCCACAATAAAAATATCAGAGGTAGCACCGGCTAATACCGTCACTTGCTTAGATGAGCGGTGACTATCAGCATCATTATCTAACGATAAAACTGCCATTATCTGACTCCTGCTTGTCTAATTAAATAATCACTTTTTTCTAACATAACTCTATTTACCCCTATCAATCTTTATCCTGCTTACCAAAAAACTTAATAAGCCTGTTTTTTACGATATTTTCAACTATAAAAAGGCCGCGACCACCCATATGCCCCGAAATCCCCACAAAAAACGCTGTTTGATGAAAACTAAAATCAAACGAAATACACACATGCGCCGTTATAATCCCGGCAAAACCAGAGATAAACCACTCACCCATTAGCTCAACAATAGAAAAACAACAAGCATTCTTTTTTATGCGACTAATATAAGAAGCCGTGCCGCCCCATAGAGCCATAGCAAAAAACCAGGCATACCCGACACTATTTTCTATAATTACTTTTACTGTTGACTCAGGCATATCTATCCCTATAAACAAATATATCAATCAACACATTAGGCAAAAACCAGGCACAATACAAAAGGTATTGATACCTGGAAAATACAATAAATTAAACTTTAGTCAATTTAATAATTGATCTAGGTCTAGTACACAGGCTAATTGGATTGCTCTGTGCTTCTAAATCAACCCCTTTACCAAACTTACGCAACTCTTGTTTGGCATAAAAAGGCACACCCATTGTATTAACGGTTTCAATATAATCAGCAGGTGCAAAACGAGTAATCAATAGCTCATCCACAATCGGGATTAAATAAGCTTCATCCGTATTAAGAAACTCAATAGCACCAACCTTACCGTAATACTCAACTAGCTCCACATCAGCTATCTTAAAGCCACGCTTACGATGATCTGACAAAATAATCTCAGGGGCCATACTCCAATTCAAATATGCCGCTTCCACCGTGGCATGACCTGTTGCCGCATCATAAAAATTACGACCACAAACACAACGCCACCCGGTAATAATCCCAGAATCACCGAGCGCATCTTCAGCCTTACGCTTCGCCGCAACAAATTTATCTTTAACCTTTGTTGTAGACGTTGTTAAAGCCATAGCCTGGGTTTGCTGCGTAACCCCAAAAAGAGTAAATAAATTAAGCAATACAGTAGAACCATCAGCATCTAAAATCTGCCCTTTAATCGCAGATATTCTATGAAAAGCCGAAGTTGCCTCAATACGCTTACGCATTTTCATCAACTGCGTAGTTACTTTAGCGGTAATACTCTGTAACTCAGTTTCAGAACCAAAAGCCCGAATACCCTGAATTTCATCAGCATTAATACCGCCTGTAGTCGGCAAATGAATAGTAGAAACAGGCATTGCAGTACGCTTGCTTTTTCCTGTCACATCACCCGGCTCACCCCGTTTAGCCGCTGGCACTAAAGCAAGAGAATCACCGTCTTTTTCAATCCACGCCGCAGTCGTGGTTATCCCTTCTTCCTGAAACAAATCATCAACCACACCCGGAACATTTTGCCCTTCAGGTGCTTCATTAATGGATACCGTTAATGTAGAAACACCAAACGCATCACCTTCAAATACATCTAAACCCGCCATATCTTTTCTCCAAACATAAAAAACCCACATAAAGCGGGGTACACTTAATAAAACCTTGTAGAGCGGACTTCAGTCCGCTATAAATTAACGAACAATAACGTTCAAAGCTAACAAATCAGCAACGCCATTAGCATCACTCCCGGTTAATCCCGCACTTTCAACCTCAGCCAATCGCGCAACCATCACACCATCAGCATCAGCAGCAGACGCATCCACCGCATCATACAAAATACCCGCCGCCACTTCTGATCCATCAGACGCACCGTTATTATAAGTCGCATATTTGCCAGAGGCCGTAATCTTACCTACTACCTCACCCGCAACCAGTGTTTGTCCACTTACAACCGTAATCCCTTCACGACTGATATTACCGTTACCTTCAGATACAATAAACTCACCCGCATGAGCCGCTTCAGTTTGTGTAGCCATTTTACTTACCTTCTATTTGCTTGTTTACGTTGTGCATAAATATCATGCGAATTTACCGATTTAGCTTGATTTTCAGCTACAATAACCGGACTTGCAGCAGAATTGTTAATCTCTGTATCCCCTGTCGTCAGCATATCAAACAAGTCTTTCCTAACCTGCTCAACACTCACCCCAGACTTAATATAATCAGCCGCCACTTCAGGCACTTTAGCCGCCGCACAAATAGC